GGTAGCTCAAGGAAAAAATTCCGCCCCCGAAGGAGCTTGAAAAAACAATGAGATATCATACGATCAATCTTCTTCAGGGTAAATCCCAAATTGGGACCCCACCCGACTACCCCAGGTGGGTTGGCAACAAGTGCCCTTTCCTACACGGAAACGTGCTCGGCCTACACAGACTTAACTGCGTATTCATACAGCGGCGGCGCGCAGATGAAATAAAAGACGTTGAAATCCGCACCGGCCGAGGTGTACAGATTATAATAGCGGTTGTTAGTGGCAATACAATGTTGAACGCTTCCAACCCGGAATCCATCATAGACAACGTCCGAACCAATGGAGTCGCGCTGCTTCTCCCATGCGGCCCCAAAGCGCACTGGATTGTACTGGGGCAGGTTGACGCTGACAAACGGTTGCACCTTTGAATTACCAACGGAAATGCCCGATGAACCATTTGCCGTGACATTGACGCGTCCAGCATCGGTCACGGCTGTGGTGGTAAGGGCCAGTGACACACGTAAAGGAAACGTGGTGTCAGTGGTTGTCTGAACCATACAACGCGGAAATACCCCCGTGGCGCCGTACGCACCCGTCTTCTGTGCGTACGGTCCCGCGTACCGCGAAATGGACATAACTGGATTGTCATCAGCGCCAATCAATAATGGGCACGCGTGCCAATTGAATGAACCACGATAACCAGCGTAACAATTCATGATAAGATTTGCTGGAGTCTCATAGACCACATTCGCTCCCAGCTGCGTTGACATCGCATTGACACCAAACGCTATATGATAACCAGTTCGCTCATCATAACCGTAGGCTGCGGGCGCCCGCGGAAACGAGCTCTCAGAAGCCCACACCGTGAGACCCGTCGGCGTATCCTGATTATACGTTACGATCCGAGGGAACGTTCCGTACAAGGTGGTACGGTGGACGAGTTGACGCAAACTAGAAATCCGTTCACCAACTGTAAAAGCAGGAACATCCTTCTCCTCAGGAATGGGTTTCCCGTCGAAACCAGGGGGCCCTTGAAGCGCATTCACAGTGTATCGACGATTGTTGTCAAGAGGAGCCGCAAACTCAAAGTCCGGCCCAGCCCGAGCAAAAACGAAGATGTTCACCGTTGACGGATCCACGGGGGCAGATAGCTGATTCTGAATGAACATGGAAACACAACCGTTGTGCTCAGCCTTATTTGGGACAGAACCAAAGGCGCCCTGCCCATACTTCACTGGTGTCTCTGCGGTAGAGCCGGCATTGGTACTATTCCACGCCCGCACAGCCTTATACGGCACGACGAATTCAATCTCGCGCTCAGCATCCAAGTCCACAATCTTGGTGAGAGTCGTGGTTTCCGTATCTGAGGATCCGGAGGCATCATCTTCCGGGTCCCACGAAATTTGGAGGCGACCCTTGTGATACTGCGTTGCGACAATCTTGATTCGGTACACAATCGAGCCTCGCCAATAGCGGAAGTGACGCGCAGCGTAGCGCATAGGAGCCATGTAGAATGTTGAAACACCCGTACCGGTAACCTTGTGCTGGATGTTCGGGTGAACGAAAAAACTCATCATGTGATCACCCGATGCTCCCGCTGTGCTCCAGGTGTACGAACCTAAATAGGATTCATGACCGCAGAATTCGGAGACAGCAAGTTCATCTACATCCCCAAGACCCGCCGTAGATGGATCCATAGAAATGGAATTCTTGGGATCCAAAGATAACTTGTCAAGAGGCACACTCTGCTCGGTGTTGGCAAAAGCATGAAAGGTCTTCACCTGAACAGCTGTAACATCATCCATAACGGGCTCATTAGAGAACCCAAAGGCTGTTGCCACATCCGAAATGGTGCCCGCTACGTCACTAATAGCTTGAGCACCTCTCCGCAGGCCAGGCACTTTGGTGAGGGCACCAGCCGCGGAGGACAATAGACCGGCACCAACACCGATCGGACCTTGCATGGCGTTGCGGGACGTTGGGGCCGAGAGATGGACATTCTCCGCCCATGCATAGCACGAGATTGTGATCCGTGAACTAGCCACGCCGTTGGCACTCTTCAACGAATCAAAGATGTTGTAGTTGATGGTGCCCATCGTCTCAAAATCCTCGCGACTGCAAATATCGATGTAATCGCGGGGCCAAAAGAAGGGTAACTTCAGCTCAACCGAGCTCATTTCCGCAGGTGCTATCCATACCCCAGGAAATTGGGAGGAGGTGATGATGTGCGCGTCACTACTCCGCCCAGAAACAAGAGGGTCATAGTTAACCTTCAGCAAACCGTAATAAAACGGCGACGCATTCAAGACAAATTTCAACTTGAGATCGCAACGAATGCGAGCAAAGTTGTTGAGCTTGGATTGAATATGTGTATCACTGAAGAACAAATGCCATGGGAAGAACACATTCTGGTTGAGACCTGCGGAGCTCGAAGTCCACGTGTAAGAATTGATAAGCACGGGTCGCGAAAGATACGCTCCCAAATGTGCTACCATATCATCACGAAGACCGCGGGTCGGATCCTCAACTTCACGAATCGCAACCGGCGCAGCGGGAGCGGTGTCACCGAAGGTGATATTCTCTTGCCTCTCTTCAACAAGATTCAGATTCTCCTGGGGGACATCCGAATCTTCATACAGTTCTGTTGTTCTCTTCAATACGGGGTGGGTGGCAGAACTTACCACTCCACTCGAGTTCATCATATTATCAGTAGGTTGGCATCAACACAGTTTAAACCCATACACTGTGAGGGACTTAGTCATTGCTCTTTCCCACCGGCCGGGGGACTCGGTAAAAACCGACTTTGAGGATCGCTCTGGCGAGTTACGGTTATCAGCGCGCTTCCCTGTTGAGCAGCAGGGAGTGAGATCACGATAATTCGTATATACTTCTTTGGAATTCCGGGCAGGTATATAAGCTGCCCACGGCCACCCCGAGCTAGCATGAAAACTCTGACTGAGCTTCACGCCAGCGTTGGAGCAAATCATCAAACTGTGGCCATTCAGTTTGAGCAACATGATCATGCAATCCGCTTGCATACGCGACTTCGATTAAGAAGCTTTTCATCGATTCGAACTTCTCTCTCCCATAGAAGAAGTAATCCTCCATGGAGTCCTGAATGTTCTTAATGGATTGCCATTCCGGCGAATCAACACCTCTCACACCGATCATCAACCTTTTCTTGATACTAGACTCACTCAATGGTGCAAAGTAGTCTTGGACTTCCTCATTCCAGATCCACTTGCGTTTCAAAAACTCAACCTCGTCCATACTCACGAAGGGACGAGTATCCGAGGTCTTATCCGCCATGGTGTACGATATTCCTATCAAGCCGAGCTGCGCTTGGATGACCGTGTGGTTAAACCAATCTACCGTGGGTGAGACATTTCCCACGTCATCATCGCCGTAGGTCACCAGCGTAACATTACTCTGGAAAGTCTCTGCTTCATGTGCCGGATTCGCGAGAATGTACACGTAGCGCATGAGCAAGCTATGCGCAATGCAATTAATGATGACGGTAACGGAGATGCCCGATGGATTGGAGCCCTCAAATCTCACCAAATCGCCATTCGCAAGGACAACAGGGTAAGAGGCATCTTCAGCCATTCCCCACATGATTCGAAGCTCATCCTCCGACCAACCCGCTTTCTTGCACAATTCGAATGGCACACGATAGGAATATAGAGTGAGTACCGCTTCTAGAACCTTATCATAAGCTTTGAAATCCCCAGCGAACATTCGATCGGTACCGTGCCGCGTGAGGTGGTCGTATAGCTTCCCCCAGGCAGGGCCCTGAGCGCACAGCCCGGGCATGCCCTCAAACGCAGTTCTGTATCTCTGAAACAAACGTACAAAACTAAGAAACCATTTCCGCATCACTATGGTCCAGGCTCCCGAACCCACGAAGAATATTCGCGTCTTGCAGATAACGATCTTCCGATGCTCGACAGCCTCATCTTTCAACTGCCCAACGAAGATGGGATTCACCATTTTCCCGCTCTCGTAGGTGGCAATCATTTCGGAAATTTCGTCCCACACCTCCTGCTTAAACGTAACGCCATCCTGCCAACGTTCATCCTCAAGGGTAACCAACACGCCACGCTTGGAGCACTGCCAAGGGTAACCCATGGAGGAAGAGCGATTAATCCCCTCCAGGTACTTTACACCCGGAACTCCATTCAGAGCCTCCAAATGCTCTAATATCTGCAGGGAATTCAGTTCCTCCTCGGGGACTTTCCGCAAGATGTCCGCCATATACGCTTCAAAAGCTTGCTTCAAGATGTCGTTTCTAATAGCACCCGAGTGCTCCAGAATCGGTTTTATCCCAACTCGCCAGGGCTGCCACCCCTTCATCACAGGAGCACCGTGGGTTTGGACCCACCCTCGGGCTTCTAGAGCTGGAGCAAGCACCGTTGGTTCAACGGTAGAGCGCATCGTCGGTCGCAACGGAAGAGAACCATAAACCTGCACTTTCCCCTCCATGTAGCGATAAATGGATTTGGGGTGTAGAGCCTGTATAGCATGGTTCTCCGCCAAATGTAAGCTATTCGGAGAGATAATGGGAAGTCCGAAATGAGCAACAGCACGGTCAACAATGCTCTTGTCAATCCGCGTACTCTCGATTTCTCTGGTAATGCCGCCTGCCACATGGATACCCAGTATGGCGGGCCCCTTACCTGAGTTGCCGATAAGGGTGGCACCACAGAACCCAGAAGCCGTACGCTCAAAATCTCCACGCCAGATCGCCAACTCGCGATTTAAGCCACGGTGGAAACGCGAGTCCTGTGTAATAGCGGTGACCTTGCCACAGCGCACCAGACCTTCCATTCCCCGCCAGACATACTGGCCTTCACACCGTAATCTGCCAGGGGATTCCAGGAACAATCCGGTGATATCCTGCTTCGGAGGTAAGTGTAGTTCGAAAAACACGAGATCGTGTTCGACAACTCGGAACCAATCAGACCTACCCAGAGTCTCGCGCTTGTTGTGATTAACCTTATCACAATCGGGTCCGTGCACGATGTACAACTCAGCCACATCACATGCTGGGATACAGTGGTTGTTGGTCACATAAACGTGACCGCCTACACACAAAGCGTGAACTTCCTCAAACATCACGGGTCCCGAGTCTGATTCTCCCTTGAATGAGAAACAAACGACATTCCTCTGAATCAGGGACCTAACCTCGTCGAGATCCTTTCCTTTCCACGATGTTGTGAGATGTGCTGTTTCTGGCACCCACGTCGCCAACTGGGAGTCATACCACGGATTAACCTGCTGATCCTTTTCGGCCGCGAAGGGTTTGCCATACTCGTGTGTTTCCCCTTGCAGTGGAACATCTCCCGGGGTAACGAACCACTTGTATAGCGCAAAAGCACCACCGAGTGTGGGGAGAATAAGCATGGCCCATCTCAAAGGATATGACGAGATCATGCTATCCCAGGCTCGCTGAGCTGCCTCCTTCAATGCCCGCGTCGCCTGCTTCCCGAGAAAGGATAACACAAGCGCGCGAATGTGGACTGAGGCAACTTCGGAGTAGTGCATGAGCCCAGCATGGATCATACGAACGTAATCGCTCGTTAGGGACACAACCTCGTACATTCCCGATGCAATATTAGACCACATGGAGCTCCCTTCCTCCTCACCCCATAAGTCAATTTCTGGGGCCTCGTCTGTGGCCCGTAAGCCGACAGGTATGCTTCCGTCATCATCAGCTATATATAGGTGGCCTGGAACCGCGAAAAGGCGGCTCAGAGGTCCCTGCAGAACGTTG